AAAAATCAATCATGAAACTTTCTGCTGCATTACTTGCATTACTTCTTCTACCAACTCCTGCGATTGCTGGTGGTCCTGTGTTTCGTGGTCATCGTCAAACGCATTATGAATCTTATTGTTATAAGAATACTGAAGAATATATTCCTGGATACTATAATAAGTATGGACAATATGTTGGTGGATATGTAAAAACAAATCGCAAGAAAGTTCCTTGTGGTTTGAATAGGTATCAACAACATGATCGTCATGAAGTTGATGATAACTCTTGCATTGAAGGTAGTGTTTTGGGTGGTATTGCAGGAGGTGGATTAGGAGCTGCACTTTCCCGTGGTGATGGACGTTGGTGGGCAATCCCTCTTGGAATTGTTGGTGGTACGATGATGGGATGTCAAATTGATGGTGGTTGAAAATATACCTCACCTCTAAAGTGTCCCTACAATGTAATTGCACAATCAATGACTCAACAGGAAATGGAACAAGCATCAAAAGAATTTTGGGAAGAAGTTGAACGTGAAGCAGAACGACTAGAAATCACAGTGGATTATTATCTTGCGGAGTTCTTTACCTCATGAATGAAGTAACGAAACTTATTCTTGCAAAGTATCAAGTTGAAGGTGCACTTAATCTCATCAAGGGTAATGAGTTTGAGTCATATATGAATCTAAAACTTACCAGTGTTTATTATGAACTAGAGCGACAACTTAAAAACTTGACTGATCATAACCTTCATACTAAAATTGAGGAGTAATTTACAGGAGACAATGACTAAGTACCTTTACATCGTTGATCATTTCTGTCCATTTCCTACATCAGAATATGGTGGTTTGTGGAATGTAATCGCAGACAATGATGAAGAATGTTTTGATTTGATTGTAGAAGAAGACCAAGAGTTCAATACAGAATACTATGGCAATCTTCGCAAAAACATTGTCAATTCCATTACATTACCTTTGAGTGATGATTACAAAAATCAATCCCGTGTAGTTGAGTCATTTACCACTTGATATGGAAAAACTTTATCGTATTGAAGAAGAAGGAACTGATGGTTGGTCAATTCATGACCCATCATATACAGGCATGACAAAAGAACAAACAGAACAAGTATGGAAATCTTTGATTGGTCAAGGTGTAAATCCATCACGTCTTAGAATTATTCGTGAGCAATAATCTGCTATAATTAAACTATTTAAATTTGAGGTAATTATGAACAATCATAGACATTATCACACTGAAAGTGAACGTAAACAACTTGATGGTCTCGTTCATGATGCAGAAATGAATGGATGGAATGTATCTAAACTGAATAGAATGAAGACCAGAGCAAACAATTTGCCTGATGATTCTCTGATTATTGATGACGATGCTGCTTGAATTGCCTCCTGATTTTCCACACAAAGCACCAGATGGTTTTAGGTATGAAGTTTCACAATTCAAAAGTAATATTATTGCTATACATCTCCGTCATCCTGATGTCTATATCTATACTTCAGATCCTGTTAGAACCATTTGGGGATTCGTTAAAACAAAAAAGGGAAGGAAGGGAAGCACTACAAAGACTTATCATGCCCCCATCAACTCAAATAAAGTAGGTAAAGAAGTCGATGTGAATGATACTCGTTCATGGACTGCAATGCCTCTCAATCTTAATCCATTAGAAGCAGTATTATATCAATGAATTACACTCCAAAAGTTGGTGATTATGTAAAGTGGAAACAAAAACATTTCATTGATGAGGGGTGGGTTTATTTTAAGTGTTCGGATTATATTACGATTGAGATTGGCACAAAGGATAAACCAGATGAATTGGTGAACTTACACAAAAAAATACACATTCTTATTGTTTGCCAATCTCAGTTCTGGGATGAACTTAAGTATGTAAAATCTAGGAAACTTGTGACTGAAACTAATGTATGATGTGACTTATATGAAACCAAAGAAAAAAGGTTTCTCAGTTCAAACTGCAACATTTATGAAAATTGAAGATTGTATCTGGTGGGAGAAAGTTAAGGCAAAAGAAGGATGCAAAGACTTCAAAATCCTTGTGAAATAAAGTTACTCACCTCTAAAGTGTTCCTATAGTGTAAGCACACAACCAACACAATGGCCACCCGCTCACGAATCGGTATCGAACTTCAAGATGGTTCTATTCTCTCTGCTTATCACCATTGGGATGGTTATCCTTCTTGGTTGGGTCGGATTCTTGAAACGCACTACAATACGAAGGAGAAAGTTTCCTCACTGATTGATGGTGGTGACATGTCATCTGCCTGGACTAATGTTGGTTGGCAGAATGAAACTCGCCCAGAAAGTGGACCCATGTATTATTCTGAACGCGGTGAGAATTGCCCTCCTAGTCTGATGACAATGAATGAGTATCTGGACAAAAACAACAATGAAGAATATGCTTACATCTTCCGCAACAATGAGTGGGTATGTTACGATATGAATGAGTTCAACGACAAAGATCCTGAAGTCACTGATATTCCCGAAGGACGACTGATGGCATAAAAAGTTACTCACCTCTAAACTGTTCTATTATTGTAAGCACATCATTTATGGACTGGTACGACGACATTCAAGTTGAAGAACTTGAAAACTTTGATGCTAAATCTGAAGACCTTGAGGATCTAATTGCAGACCAAAAGGACTTTGATATGAACACCTATCTCAACTCTAACATTGATTACTGAAATGAACTTCCCCACTGATACTGTCAACGTCCTGCCTCATCTTAATGACCTGAAGAAAGCTTGGAAAGCACAAGATTTCCGACTTACTCGACAACAACAGGAAGAATATGATATGTTGCGTCAAGCACGGAAAGAACGTGTGAGTTGGTTTTATGAAACCGATAGGGTAGCAAAACCTGGCGAACGACTGAACCGAGAGGAACAAGAAGAAGATGATGATGTGTGAACCACTTTAATAACTGACCATTACCTCTTGATTTTCGAGTCAGGAGGTTTTATATTATCTAAATAAGAGGAGGTTATTCTCTTTTCTATCAATGAAAACTTTTGCTGAATTTATGCAAATCACTGAGGCATATGATGCTGATTTAATGAAGTCAGCAACCATTAAAAAGTCTGGCGAAGGTGGTAGAATTGGTGCAGATAGAAAGAAAACAGAACCAGAAAAGCGCAGAATGAAAGCTGCTGGTGGTGGTAAGATGGTCCCCGCAAAGGATTACAAACCACGCAAAGATATTGGTACTCAACGTCAAAAATCTACCAGAGAGCAACAACCTGAGAAAGAAAGAGGGTCTGCACAGGTTAAACAATCCTATGCAGATAAAGTAAAGGCAGAGAGAAAGAAAGCAGCACAGGCAAGAATTGCTGCAAAGAAAGGTGGAAAACCAGCACCTGAAAAGAAAGCAACTCCAACTGCATCACAATTACTTTCTAAGAAGAAAAAAGCAACAGTTTCACCTAACTATAAACCACAGAAAGCATCGGGTAAGACAAGAGCAGAAAGAGATAAGATTCGTGGTGAAGGTGAAAGAATGTTGAAAGGTATTATGAAGGACCAAGAGACTGCAAAATATAAGAAGGAAACAGGACAAAATCCTGATGCAAAAGGTCGCACAAAAATCTTAGGCAGAGTCAACAAAAGAATGAGTAATTAAAGTTACTCACCTGCAAAGTGTCCCTATAGTGTAAGCACCATCAGCACCCTTTACAATCGTCTGTAAGGGTGCTATTATTATTCTTTGGTATCAGACTACCTAACTGTGACTATTACTCTTCGTCCTCATCAGAATCGCATCCTTGACCGTATGCTTGCATACAACAAAGGTCAGATGATTGTTCCTACTGGTGGTGGCAAGACTCTGACGATGATTATGGACACCAAACGTCGTCACGATGTTATCAACAACGGCACCACAACCGTTGTTGTTGCTCCTCGTATTCTTCTGGCAGAGCAACTGTGTTCTGAGTTTATGGAGGTTATTGATACTGCTAACACTCACATTCTTCACGTTCACAGTGGAGAAACTCATCACTATTCTTCAACCAAAGCAGACAAGATTCACATTTTCGCTAATGTTGCAAGAACTGCTGGTGAGAATGTAATTATCTTCACCACCTACAATTCCTTGCAGCGTATTGTTGATGCAGATATTGAGGTCAATACGATTTACTTTGATGAGGCACATAACAGTGTTCAACGACACTTTTTTCCTTCTACTGAGTTTTTCAGTTCCGATGCTGATCGCTGCTATTTTTATACTGCCACGCCGAAACATTCTCTGACTGTATCTAAACCAGGGATGAATGACCCTGAAGTTTATGGTCAGGTTCTAGTGAATGTTCCTGCTCCTGAGTTGGTTCAGGGTGGTTATATTCTTCCTCCCAAAGTTGTAGTCAAGCAACTGCCTATGATTAAAGGTCGTAAGGTGATGTATGCCGATGATTGTGACAATCTGTTGGAAACTATTGATGACAACAACATCAGTAAGACTCTGATTTGTGCTCGCACTACGAAGCAGATTATCAACCTTATTTCTCAGTCTGACTTCTGTGCTGAGTTGTATCAACGTGGATATTCTTGGATGACGATTACATCCAAGACTGGTGCAATCATTGATGGTAAGAAAGTCAACCGCGAAGAGTTCTTCAACACACTGAACACCTGGGGCAAGGATTCTAACAAAAAGTTTGTTGTTATCCACCACTCTATTCTGTCTGAGGGT